TCCTGCCCGTGGTTCAGCGTCTGGACCAGATGGACCAGCGGCAGCGCGAGGACGCGCAGATCCTGCACACGAAGCTCGACGGGGTCGCCAGCGTCGGCCACCGCGTCAACAGCGTCGAGAGCGTGGCCGAGACCCTGAAGAGCCGCCTCGACGACATCGATGGGCGGCAGGCAGACCACGCAGTCCAGCTGGCCCGCACCCAAGGCCGCAACGACGTCCTCATCGGGGTCATGAGCTGGGTCGGCGGCCCGGTCGTCGCCGCCCTGACCATCGCCGGCATCTCGAAACTGTTCAACGTGGATCTGGGCCTGTGAAATACTTCATCATCATCCCCCTTCTCCTGCTTGCCTCCTGTGGGCCGGAGCAACCCCCTTCCGGCCCCGGCGCGGCAGTGCCACACGCTCATCAACAGGACAGCACCCGATGCGCGCTGGAGCCGGAAGACCCGTTCTGTGAGCCGACCTGATGAAACCCGACGTCAACAATCGCCTGATCCTCGAGGCTGACCGACTGGTCAAGCAGTATGCCGTCTATGTGGCGGACCCCGCCCTGCACGACAACTGGAAGTCCTTCGCCGACGACGTCGAGAAGGGCATCGGCTTCCGAGGCGATTGTGACGACTGGTCGATGACCACGCTGGAGATCCTGTTCCGGTGGGGCGTGCCGCGCACCCAGCTCTACCGTGCGCTCGTCAGCTCGACCGGTGCGGCCATCGACCACATGATCGGCATCGTCGAGCTGGACAACGGCGAGCGGTGGTCGGTCGGCGACACCTTCGGCCCGCCGCGGCGCGTGCGAGACGACATGGCCGGCCCCCACAAGATCCTGCAGACGAGCCGCATGGACGAGCGCCGCGGCGGCCTGCCGCTCTGGCGGCTCTGGGGCAAGGCCCCGATGACCCGCGAGACCAACACGGCCTCAATGGGGCTGTCGATCAGCGAACAGGCTCTGGGCTTCCTGAAGGCCCACGAGAAGTTCATGGCGCGGGCCTACGACGACTTCCGGCCGAACCACCCGCTGAAGGCTGGCGACAAGGTGCTGGGCACCCTGACCATCGGCTACGGCCACACGGGCACCGACGTGAAGATCGGGCAGATCATCAGCCTCACCGAGGCCGACCGTCTCCTGCTGAGGGATCTCTCCCGCTTCGAGGCCGCCGTGCGCCGGCTGGTCCGTGTGCCCCTGCAGCAGTGGCAGTACGACGCTCTGGTCTCCTTCGCCTTCAACTGTGGGGAGGGCAATCTCACCTCCTCGACCCTGCTGAAGAAGGTCAACGCCGTCGCTCCTCAGCACGAAATCCAGACGCAGTTCCGCCGGTGGACGCGGTCCAAGGGCAAGGTTCTGAACGGTCTCGTGCGGCGTCGCGAGGACGAGGCCCAGATGTGGGCCGGCGTCTACCCGGTCACCACCCACGCGGTGGCCACCCCGGCCGAGGCCGACGTCAGCCCCATCCCGCTGGTCGAAGAGCACAAGAACGCCGGCAAGTCGGTCACCCTGTGGCTGACCGGTCTCGTCACCGTCGCTCCGCTGGTCGTCGAGGCCGCGCGTGAGGCGCGTAACATGGGCGTCGAGATCGAGATGGGCTGGCTCACCCAAGGGGCGGGCTGGCTCATGGCCCTCGGCACCGGGCTGGTGTTCGCCAAGCGCATCTACGAGATCACGCGGAGCGCACGTCGGTGAAGATCTGGATCTACCTGTTGGCCTCGGCCCTCCTGCTCGCCACCGGCTTCGGCGGGGGCTACCAGCTGCGCGACTGGCAGGCGACTGAGGCGTGGGCGGCCTGTGCCGCCGACATCCGCTTCCAGACGCTGGAGAAGTGCCCCACGGTCATCGTGACGGCCTTCGACGCAGTGAAGGGTGATCTGGCGATCAAGGAAATCGAATATCGTGACCGGGCCATTCCGGTTATCGTACAAGGGTCGAGCGATGACCGGGCCGCGCAGACCGCGCTGTTGGATCGTATCGCCGCCCTGTCCGCTGTGGAGAAGACCAATGCGTGTGCTGCTAGTCCTGCTTTCGAGCTTCGCCGTCGCCAGCTGCTCGACGATCTGGCCGCAGAGGGTGCAGGTCCCTCCCCCGGTGGAGCGGACGAAGCTCCCCGCTGAACTATTCGCGTGTGATGGTGAGCCCCGGCCGTGGGCGGCCGGTGCCGACGACGTCACCACTGCGATCAACGAAACGGAGCGGACCGGTGCCGGACGCGATTGCCGACGGCAGCTTCGCAGGGTCTGCCTGACCCTGACGGCCATCGATCAGGTAACAGGAGAGTGCCCAGATGCTCGACACTTCCGTCCTTCGACCTCGACGCGAACCCCCCTTCTGGAGCAGCTAGCGACACCGGAGCCGTTCACCCCCGACCTCGATCTTTCCACTGGAAATCATTGATCTTGTAGGTCTACTCTGAGCGAACGATATTGCAGCTTCGGCTGGCGTTTGCCCTTCTCCGGTCGTTCTGTGGGAGCCCCCGTCCGCCGCCTCGGACGGGGGCTTTTGCGTTTGGGCACCAGACACGAAAAAGGGCCGCTCCGAAGAGCGACCCTCTCGGAGGCCGGTAGTAGGGTCGCCCTTACTACCCCACCCGGGGCAGGGCGTCAAACCGATCCCAGACCTCGTCGTAGGTCCCCTCGGAAGCACCCTTCGAATACTCGGTCGGCGATGCCTCGAAGAAGTTGGCGTGCTCCTGACCCGACAGCATGACCTGCAGCCACGGCAGCGGGTGCTCGGTGATCCCGAACGGGTCGGCCAGCCCCAGCTGGCGCATCCGCCAGCCGCCGATGAAGCGGATGTATCGCTTCACGTCGTCCGCGGTCATGCCCTCCACGTCGCCCAGCTCGAAGGCCAGATCGATGAAGGCGTCTTCCTGAGCGATCACCACCATCAGCGTGTCGAGGATGCTCTGGCGCACCTCCGGCGTGAGCGCGCCGGTCTCGTTGGCGAACTCGTGGAACAGCTGGATCACGCCCTGACAGTGGATGCTCTCGTCACGCACCGACCACGACACGATCTGGCCCATCCCCTTCATCTTGCCGTGCCGGGGGAAGTTCATGAGCATGGCGAACGAGGCGAAGAGCTGGAGCCCCTCGGCAAAGCCACCGAACATGGCCAGCGTCTTCAGGATGTTGGCGTCGGTGTCGACCTTGAAGGTCGACCAGTGATCCACCTTGGCCTGCATGGCCTCGTACTGGGCGAAGGCCGCGTAGTCGCTGTCCGGCATGCCCACGGTCTCCAGCACAACGCTGTAGGCGTCGATGTGGACAGGCTCGCGGCCGGCGAAGCCGGACAGCATCATGCAGATCTCGGTCGGCTTGAACAGGCCCCCGAGGCGCGTCATGTAGTTGTTGTTGACCTCCTCGTCGGACTTCACGAACAGCCGGAAGATCTGCGTCAGGAGGTTCTTCTCACCCGGCGACAGGTTGCGCTCCCAATCCATGACGTCCTCGCCCATAGGCACCTCCTTGGGCAGCCAGTGGATCTCCTCATGGAGCTTCCACAGAGCGTAGGCCCATGGGTACCGCATCGGCTTGAACGGCCCCGGCGTACGGAGCCCCACCGGCATCAGCTCATGGATGGCGAGGATGGCCTCCTGCTTGACCTGCACCATAGTGGGCGAGCTCTCGCCGATGACGCCGTTGAGGTTACCGAAGTCATCGAAGGTGTAGGTGGGGATGGGGCGGTCTACTGACATGCGAGGCACTCATCGTATTGAACCGGGGCCGGAGCCGCGATGGGGAAGGGGGAGGCGGCCTTGTCGGAGCCGGCGTGGGCGGCGCGAGCGACAGAGCGCGAGCGCAGATAATAGAGGGACTTCATGCCCCGCTCCCAAGCGGTCCAGTGCAGCATGTGCAGGTCCCACTTGTTGACGTTGCCGGGGATGAAGAGATTGACCGACTGCGCCTGACAGATGTCGGGGGTGCGGTCGACCGCATGCTCGACGATCCACCTCTGATCCAACTCAAAGCTGGTGCGGAACACCTTCTTCTCGTCTTCGTTCAGACAGTCGAGATGCTGCACGGAGCCGTCGGCTTCAAGGACGCTGTCCCATTGTTCGGCGAGCCATTGTGTGCGAGGGGTGCCCGAGAAGCGTTGCTCCCACACGTCCTGCAGCAGCTGGTCGAGGTAGGGGTTCATGACCGCCACGGTACCGGAGAGGGTCTTATGCGAGTAGATGTTCGAGGGGATGGGTTCGATCCCCGCCGACGTGCCGCCGCAGATGATCGAGATCGAGGCGGTCGGCGCGATGGCCAGCTTGTGGCTGAACCGCTCCATCACTCCATGATCCGCCGCATCTGGGCAGGGGCCGCGCTCGACCGCCAGATCCACGCTGGCCTGATCGGCCTGCCGGCGTAGGTGACGGAACAGACGCTTGTTCCACGACTTGGCCATCGGTCCCTCGAAGGCCAGTCCCTGCTTCTGCAGGAACGAGTGGAAGCCCATCAGGCCGAGGCCGACTGACCGTTCTCGCATGGCCGAGTAGACCGCGCTGGCCATAGGCGGAGGGGCGTTGTCGATGAAGCTCTGGAGCACGTTGTCGAGGAAGCGCATGATGTCGGGGATGAACAGGGGCTCATCCTGCCAGTCGAGGAAGGTCTCGGCGTTGACGGAGGCGAGGCAACAGACGGCGGTCCGGTCCACGCCGAGGTGGTCCTTGCCCGAGTGCAGCGTGATCTCGGTGCAGAGGTTCGACTGACGCACCTGCAGCCCCGATTGGCGCTGGTGCATCGGCATCGCGTCGTTCACCCGGTCGATGAAGATCAGGTAGGGCTCCCCGGTCTGGAGCCGCGTGTCGAGGATCTTCTGCCACAGCTTGCGGGCGTCCACCGTCTTGATCACCTCGCCGGTCTTGGGCGACAGCAGGTCGAAGGTCCGGCGGTCGCGCACGGCCTCCATGAAGGCGTCGGTGACGTTCAGGCCGTGGTGGATGTTCGGAGCCTTGCGGTTGGCGTCCCCGGTCGGCTTGCGGATTTCGAGGAACTCCTCGACCTCGGGGTGGTGGACGTCGAGATAGACGGCGGCCGAGCCGCGCCGGAGGCTACCTTGGCTGATCGCCAGCGTCAGGCTGTCCATGACCCGGATGAAGGGGATGATGCCGCTCGTCACGCCGCGGCCTTTCACCTTCTCGCCGATGGAGCGCACACCGCCCCAGTAGGTGCCGATCCCGCCGCCGTTGGAGGCCAGAGCGATGTTCTCGTTCCAGATATGCTGGATGCCGTCGAGGCTGTCACCGACGGCGTTCAGGAAGCAGCTGATGGGCAGGCCCCGGTCGGTGCCCCCGTTGGACAGCACAGGTGTCGCCGGCATGAACCAGAGTTGCGAGATGTAGTCGTAGACGCGCTGCGCGTGGGCGTCGTCATCGGCGTAGGCTGCGGCAACCCGGGCGAACATATCCTGATAGCTCTCGCCCGGGAGCAGATACCGATCTCGCATCGTCTTCTTGCCGAAGTCGGTGAGCAGGTTGTCGCGCTCAGGGCACAGGGTGACGGCCGATGGATCGGGCATGGTGGTTCTCCAGAGTGGGGAGCGGACCCTAGCGGGGGAGAAACTCCCACCGCTAGGGGGCAAAGGCGAGTATCTAGTGGATGTTCAGCTTTTCGCGGAAGAAAGCTGCTGCCACCTGTTCGAAACCGAGGGCGGTGTCGGCGTCATTGACGAGGACGTGGTCGACATCCAGCTCGTCGATCTCTTGCTCCGAGGCATGGTCTTCGAGCACGCCGATGGGGCGACCGGGGCGCTCGACCCTGATGACCACACCACCGATGGCCTTGATGGCGTTGCACTCGTTGTGGAACCGGACGTCGGGGATGACGTAGCACTCCCCCGTGGCCAAGGCCTCCGTCAGGGCGGTGTCCACCCAGAGGCTGCCGTGGATGCACTGGCGGCCCCATTCAGTGCCGAGGGTCTGCATCGCGTGACGTGGGGTGTGGCCCCCGAACAGGGGCGACGTGATCTCCTTGAGGTCGCCCTCCATCATGCGCTCGATCAGCTCATGGTCGGCCCCCCGGGTGGAGAGCAGGGTGCGCAGCATGGCCTTGATCGGCTTGGCGAAGGACAGCTTCCGGTACTCCCGGGGGAGCATGATGGCTGCGGTGTCCTTACCCGACCGCTTGCGGCCGGCGATGCCGATGAACTTAGGCGCTGTAGCGGTCATGTTCGATCTCCTCGCGAAACTGGATCCAGCCCCGGAAGTTCTTGTGGAACTCCCGATCACCGGACGGGGTGGCCTGATGCTCGACAGGCGACAGGTGGGGCGGGTTGGCTTCGACCAGACGCTGGAAGAGCGCGAGGTCGTCGGCCGCCGTCGGCCGCTGGCCGTCGTGGGTCAGGTAGCTGGTCCGCGCACAACGGGCGGCGGAGACCGCGCGGCCCTCGTCGGCCGCGTACGGCAGGTGCCACTGGCCCGGCTTCAGCACCAGCGGGGTGGAGGCTCGAGCGACGCAGTCCATGACGTAGGCCAGCTCGCGGATGGTCGGGTCGGCATCCTCGTGGAGCCGCAGGGCGAAGAAGTTCTCCCACTCGGTGGCGGTGACCACGACTGTGATGTGGCTGAACGGCTCGATCAGACGGTTGACGATTTGCTTGTGCGCGCCGAGCGCCGCCATTCCGCGAGCGAACAGCACGGCAGCGCGACCCGCGGATCGCCACAGCAGGCGCGCGGCGACCAGACGCCAGCCGGACAGCTCCTCACGGGCCTGCATGCCCGGTTGGTTCTTGCCCCAGTGGACGGGCTCGGCCATGTCGTGCAGCACGGTGGCGATGAGGCGCTTGACCGGGATGGCGCGGCTGGACGAGGCGTTCCGGCTGAAGACCCGGTGGGTCATGAACTCGGCGTGGACGAAGCGGGGGTAGCGCAGTTCGAACGTCAACAGGCGGATGCGGGTGTCTTCGGCGACGCTGTCGGCGATGACCTTGGCGGAAATGGTGGTCAAGGGAACTTTCTCACAGAGAGGATGACGTACTCGGGGTCGAGCACTGCCGAGGAGACGGCGCAGGGGTGATGTCCCTCGTCGCGGCCCGTGATGTAGGTGATCTGCATCCGCAACGAGCGCCCGGTCGGGCGGCCGAAGCGGATGTCATATTCCTGCAGGTCGAGGGTGTCACCCACCTGATAGTGACGGTCGTTGCGACGAAGGTCGTGGGTCTTCTCGCCGGAGGCCATCGCCTCGAAGAGGTGACACCACGAGCGGACGACGTGGTTGGTCTGGGCCATCAGAGCACCCGCCCTTCCAACCCCAGCCACGCCTTGACCGTGGCCATGCGGGGGATGCCGTCGGCCGTCAGACCGAAGTACTGGACGGTGGCCGAGTGCTGCGTCTCGCGCCAGTTGGTCAGCAGGTCAGCGTTGAACTTGGACTGACCGCCCTTGATGCCCGCGCCGAAGGTCCGGCCGTCGGCCAGCTTGAACGTCGCGCGCTTCGCGAAGCGGCTGTAGTTGCCCTTGCCCGGCTCGACGCCGACCAGCTCGAACTCGGCGCAGTCGAAGACCTTGCACTTCAGGTTGGACCACGACCGCTTGCCGACCCGGTAGGCCAGATCCAGCTTCACCATCGCGCCCTCGTACCCCTCGGCGATGAAGCGGTTACGGTAGACGTCGATCTCCCACGCGCCGACCACCGGGAAGTAGGCGTTCAGCTTGATGACGTCGCCACAGAACTCGCGCAGGTCGATGTTCAGCAGCTCACGACGCTCGCTGTAGGGCAGGTTGCGCACGTCCGGCGACGGGTAGTCGTAGACCCAGAACTGCATCCCCTTGGCGGCCTCGGCCAGCTCGGGGGTCATGTTCTGCTTCTTGAGGATGGACGACAGCTCCTCGAAGTCCTCCTTCAGGTCGTGGCTGTACAGCTCGCCGTGCAGCACCGCGTCGGGGAAGTCGCGGAAGAACTGCGACAGCGCCGACATGACGTGCGGTACGGCCACGATGGGCTGGCCCTCACGGCTGGTCAGGCCGGAGGCCTGAGCGATGCAGCAGAAGCCATCCAGCTTGGGCTCGACGAAGACGCCCTTACCCACCAGCGACCGGGCGCTGACCCGCTCGTTGGCGACCCGCTCGACACACTTCTCGAAGGTGGTGTCGGCCCACTTCTCGGCCAGCATGGGCGCGAAGAAGCGAGGCACGTCGATCTCGGCGACGGTCTCGAAGTACTTGCGCTTCAGCTGGTAGGTGTAGCCGGCGTCGATCTCGAAGGCGGCCTGCTCGACGTCGGTCCGCTTCTGCTTGCCGACGCAGTCGGTCCACTCAGAGGTGACGAGATTGCCGCCTTGGACGCCATGGATGGTCCGGTGCCGGGCACCGTCCTGCTCCATGGCCCAGACGAGGACTTGGCCGGGCTTGCCCCGGCGATACAGGAACCGCATTAGCGCATCCCTCCCGTGAACAGGATCAACATCGCGAGGCTGTAGTAGCCGGCAGCGACGCCCTTCGCGCAGGTTTCAGGGGTCAGCTCGGGAAAGCGGGGGTACAGCAGCCAGCCAGCGCCATAGGCGATCCAGCAGAGTGCAGCAGGGAGGCCGATAAGCCCGGTAAACCAAGCGCGGCCTTCTTCGGTGGTCTTCATGGAGTAGTGCCCTTCTCCGGTTGATGTTCAATAGCCGTGGGTGTGGAAGAACTTCCTCGCCCCGGTACGCTTCTGGCGGGGGATCGAATACTGGATGAACCAGTCGCGATCCCGGCCCTGAACCATCTCGTGCGTCCCGGCCTCATAGTTGGCCCGGGCGAGCGCGATGGCAGACTGATGTTCCGTGGGCCACATGGGGTTGTCCGCATGGCGCACGGCGACGATGTACTTCGGATTGGGAGCACCTTCACGGTGCCCCAGATCGGACGGCGGCGGCCGGCGTCGCGCCGGTGGGGTGGAAGCCGGGGCTACCTCCGCACCGAACTTCGAGACGAACTCGCTGTAGGGCAGCCCGAGGCGGGCGGCGACCTGTTCAAGGTCACCCCCGCACTCGTTGTACAGGTCACGAACCTGATCCGGGGTTGTCGCAGTCGTCACTAAATCCTCCGAGCCTGACATGATGCGGCGCATCGACTGGCTTATGGGAGACGAGAAGTACTTGGGAGACCCTTTCTTCCAACATCCGTAGGACATCTGCAGTCTGCTCGGAACGGAACTCATCCATGCTGGCGTCGATCTCGTCGGCCAGCATGATCGAGAAGACCCGGTTGGTCAGCACCTGCCCCAGCGCGATACGCAGGGCGAGGTTGGCGCAGGCCTTGCCGGAGCCAGACAGGGTGTCGAGGCTCTGGTCGTCGACCCTGACGTTGAAGTCGTCATCGACGTGGATGATGTTCCGCTGACCGCCCGTCATCTGCCGGAGCAGCTGGCTGGCCACGACGTTGAGCGACGGCACGACGTGCTGCTTGATCAGGCCGCGCAGGACGGCCATGACCTCGCGCACCTTGCGGTGCTCGTCGGCCTCGTCCTGCAGCCGGCCGACCTCGGCGACGCCCTTGACGTAGGCGTCGTGGGTGGTGCTGTAGGTCCGCTCGGCGTGCTCATAGCCCCGGGCCTGCTGTAGGCTGACCTCCATCTTGTCCCGGGCAGCCGGTGCGCCGGCCAGTTGGGTCTTGCGGGCCTGCTTCTTGGTCGCCTCAGCCTGCCAGCCCTCGTAGGCGGCCAGCTGGGTCTGGTAGGAGGCCAACATCGTCTCGTACTGGCGACGCTCCGCGAGCATCGCTTCGTAGTCGGCCATCGCCTCGAACTTCTTCTGGGCGACAGCCAGCTCCGCGGCCAGTGGTTCACGCTCGGCGACCTGTTCCAGCTGCCGCCGGTAGGTGTCGATCTCCCGGCGGGTCATGTCGGGCTTGGTCGCGCCGGGGTTCATGAAGAGCGCGGCATGACGGGCGTCGTCGGTGGTCTCCCACGCGGCGACCAGTCGGTCGATCTCAGCCGACTTCAGCTTCGGCTCGTCCGGCTTCGGCTGCGAGGGCCTGATGTCCGACATACCCTGCTCGGCCAACTCCAGCTCTGCGCCAAGGCGCGCGGCGTGATCAGCGTGCAGCGCGAAGTCATGCTGACACGCGGGGCAGGTGACCTTCTCGACGTTTTCCAGCGCCGCGCGCAGCCGCTCGACCTCGCGGACCTGATTTTCGTAGTGGCCCCACTCGTTGCGCAGGTCCCACGCGACCTGCATCTGGATCAGATCGGCGTAGGGCGTCGTGGGCCGGGGGTTGGCCTTGGCCCACTGCACCTCGACCTCGAACGCGTCATAGGCGTCCCACGCCCGCTCAACGGCGTCCAGCGTGGTGGCGGGGAAGGCCGCTGAGGCCGGCAAGGCGTTGACGGCCACGGAGAGACCGGCGACCAGCTCGCGGGCGTCAGCGCGCTTCGCAGCGAGGCTGACGAGGTTCTCCGAGGGGAGCTCGACCTTGGTGGTCGGCTTCTCGGGTTTGCCCGGTGCCGGGGCGGCCAGCCAGCCCTCAATCCCGGCCAGCTCGTCGGCGTCCCGACGCAGTTCAGCCAACCACGGCTCCAAGATGGCGACCGTCTGGTACCCCTCCGGCTTCTCGGGCGGCGCACCGGGCGGCGTCAGCCGCTCCTTCAGGCCGTCGGCCTGACGGTCGAGCAGCTTGGCTTCCTCGCCGGCCCACTTCGACACCAGATCCAGCACGGCCAGACCGAGGACGCTGTCGACCATCGCCTTGCGGGCGGTCGGCGTCATCGAGCCCAGCTTCTCCACCTCGCCCTGATTGATCGAGTTGGCGATGTCGAAGACCGACAGGCCGAAGCCCAGCTCCTCCACGACCTTCTGGTTCACCGGCTTGGTGCCAGTGGCCACGGCCGCCCCGTTGCGCTTCATGGTCGCGCCCCGGGCGGACCGGTCGATCTCGATCAGGTTGCCCTTGATCTCGAAGGCACCGTAGCCGACCAGCGTCTTGTAGTCGTCGGCCGTGCCGCGCAGGGCGGCGGTCCCGAACAGCAGCCAGCGGGCCACTTCCAGCACCATGGTCTTGCCGGTCTCGTTCGCGCCGGTCAGCGCGGTCAGGCCCTTCGAGAACGTCAGATCGGCGGACAGGGTCCGACCGGTCGAGGGGAAGGTGACGGAGTATTTAAGACGATGTAGCATTGAGGTGAGCCTTGATCTTGTCGAACAACCGTCGCACCTCAAGAGCGCGGGGCAGGTTCGCCTGCCCCCACTCGTGGAGGGTGTTTCGGTGGGCGGCGGCGAGCATTTCGCGCAGCAGGCTGCGCTCGCCGTCGGTGATGATGGTGAGATTGTTGACGCAGTAGGTCAGTAGCCCGATAGCAGGGGCGTTATCCGACATTCTGGTCATCCTCGTGGAGCCGGTGCTCCTTCAGGCGCTCTCGCATGGCGGTGGCGACGGTCTCGCCGAGGCCGACCTCGTCGATGGCCCGCTTGAGCAGGGCCTCGAAGTCGAATGGCTCGAACTCAACATCCAGCGCCACAACCTCCTCCTCTTGGCCATCTCGGACCTGAGTAAGCTGGAGGCAATCAACCTGTACATCGAGCACCTCCCCCGGCTGCAGCCGCACCCGGAGATGCTTGTCCTTGAAGCCGTCGAGGTTCGCAAGGACGTCGGCCAGATCCCTCGTCACATAGAGGCGTTCATCCTCATCTTGGCTGTGGTCATAGGGCTGCATCGACCCCGTGACGTGGACGTCGAGACCCTCGATCACCTCGTCGCGCTTGTTGTGGTCGTGGCCGGTCACGGCCCGCTTGACGCCCAGCGCCTTCAGGGTCACGGCCGGGATGTAGTTGGTGCTCTCGATCTGCCGGCGGTCGACGTCCCAGTGGCCGTAGACCACGTCCGCACCGCGGATCAGGCTCTCATGCTCGAGGATCATCTCGCCGGCCGACAGGACCGGGTGCCACGGGATGAAGACGTGTCGCTCGCTGTCAATCACCAGCATGAACGGCTCATCAGCAGCGACCATGACGGCTTCGCCCACGATGGCCGAGAAAATCTGGAAGGCCGTCACCTTCTCGACGTCGCGGCTGGCGTCGTGGTTGCCACGGTAGAGAATGTAGGAGCAGTGAGGGTTGGCCTCGGCCGCCCTCTGGTAAGCCATCGCGGCCCGCCAGATGACGCCGTAGGGGACGATGGCCTCGTCGAACAGATCGCCGACCTGAATGTGGTGCGTAACGCCGGCCACGTCCATCAGGTTCGCCTCGAACTCGGCCCACTGCAGGCTCTCGCGGTCGCCGCGGCGAGCGAGGCTCACGCCGTTCTTCCACCGTTTGCCAAGGTGGACGTCTCCAAGGATCTTGATCATGGTCTTCTCACAGGGTGGCTGGCCGCCCCGGAGGGCGGCCAGAGGCGGTCAGGAAACGCGACGCAGGTACAGGACCGTGAAGCGCGAGTTGTCCTTGATGTCGTCGGGATAGTAACGACGCAGGTTGTCGTAGAGCAGCTCGGCGGCCTCGGCCGGCCCGAAGTGCGCGACCTCGTGATTGTCGCTGGCGAACGGCTTGACGGCATCCCACTGGCCGGAGTGGACCGAGACGACCTCGGCGGTGCCGAAGCCTTGGCCATCGGTGTTGGCCAGAGTGACCACGTCGTCCTTCTGGACGGCGTCGGCCCACTTGTCGCCGAGGCGATAGGTGTTGAACAGCTGGCCGGGCTTGACGCTGTCGGGGTTGCCGAACTTGATCACGGGGGTGGCGGGAGGCGCGGGAGGCGCGGGAGGCGCGGGCGGGGCCTTCTTGTCAGTCATCGGTAGTCTCCTTCGGGGTGGTGGCGAACTTCGCCTTTGCGGTCAGGGTGACCACAATCTGGTGCAGGGTGTCATCGAGAGCATGATGCTCGTTGCCGACGAACGGAACCTGCTTGTCGAACGCAGGAGCGGCCGGGTTCATCCGCATGCCCCTGATGAAGCTCTGCATATCGATACAGTCTCGGAAGTGGAAGGGGTTGTCCACTTCGGCGTCACGGAAGCAGCTCTCGATGAACGGCCACTCGAAGCTGATTGGCTTGGCCCAGAGCCTCGGGGCGTCCAGCACCCCGGTGACCCTACGGACCCACTGCTGGTAGCGCCACATACCCTCCGTGAGGCTGACGGGGTTCTCGGTCGCGGCGGCGAACGTCTCGGTCTTCTGCTTCGACCACCACGCCCGGGTGTCCTCGTCCCAGCTGCGCCAGCCGGGCATCGCCATGGTGACGTAGAAGGTGTCGGGGGAAACCTGACCCTCGTGCCAGTTGAAGGCCACACCGGCCAGCGACATGACGTGGTGACGGTCCGGCCGGGTGCCGGTCGTCTCGATGTCCGTCATGATGTCGTAGTAGGAACAGATAGGCGCGTCGGTCATGGTACCCAGATCATATTGGTTCGCATCATTGCGAGGGGGATGGAAGACTGGCCGGCGGCCTTGGCGGCCAAGACCACACCGTAGGGGAAGCGGAACCACTCGTCGGTGGCGATGTGGTGGTAGTAGACCCAGTAGGCCCCGCCCGCTGCGATAGCCTGAGCGCCGGCGGCGTTCTGACCCTTCTTCAGCAGTTTGAAGTCGAACCGGTCGTGCTCGGCGACCGACGACTTCACCTCGGCGAAGAACATCTGGCCGTCCAGAACCACCAGCCGGTCCGCGGGCTGCGCCTTGACGTTGACGAAGCCCGAGCCGACCCGGCCCTTGTTCATGCCCGTCACCTCGGAGGCGTCGGTGAACTTGTGGACGTAGGCCCGCTTGCCGAGGCGGGTGAAGTGGGTGTCGAAGATCTCCTCCGACGGCTTGCCGGTGTTCTTGGTCATCGTTCGATCTCGATATTGGGCATGGCCGGCAGGAACTTGCCCGGCTTCAGGCTGATGGTCTTCCGGGGTGGCTGGACCGCGCAGCGGACGAAGGTCCACTTCTCGTCCCAATGTTGCCCGAGAGCTCGCATCTGGTCCGTGGTGCGCTCCGGCCACTCGGTCATGTGCCCTCCGGCGTCGAGCCAGCGCACGTCAGCTTCGAGCGGGGTGTTCTCCTTCGAGACCGGGTCGAGCTGCCAGCGCACGGCGTAGGCGAAGTCTTGCCCCTTCGCCTTACCCTGCGCTGACAGGTCTTCGATGTACTCGCCGAACGTCATGCCCGGTGCCTCCAACGGACGGTGGGGTACCGCTCGGTGAGCCAGATGATGTGCCCGGCGGGGCACTCGTGAGCCATCTGGGGCGGATTAGTCATCCGCATCGTCATGCTCGCTGGCTTCATCTCTTCTCCGCACTCGTCGCAATCGTAGGCGACCCCGTGGGGTTCAATAGGGAACTCGCGCTCACTCATGCTGATTGCCTCTGGTGCATCAAGAACTCGACGACTGATCTAGTCTGGTCGTCATTGAGACGCCCGCCCCATGCGCTCTCGGGGAGGAAGTCCAGCTTCGGGGCCTCGAACAGTTCGATCTGGCCGATCTGGCCCTTGATCGGCTTGTCGCCGTTCCAAGGCTCGAAGGTCAGGCCGACGGCCGGTGTGGCGTCCAGCTTCAACGTCTTGAAGATGTCGTCGTGCGACATCATCACCATGCGGGCCATCGTGATGAACTCGACCACGAGGTCCTTGTGGACCGACCAGACCTTCTCGTCGTGGACGGGGATCTTGAAGTTGGCCTCACGCTTCGTCCAGCCGGCCTCGGCCAGCATCTTCTTCAGCCGAAGGATCGACCGCTTGATGATGAAGGCGTTGGTGCCCTGAACCTGTGCGTTGACCGCTTGGTTCTTGGCCCGCTTGTTGATGCGGCGGCAGATCTCACGGACGATGGGGCGCAGCTCCTGCGCGTCCGGCCACTTGGCCGAGAACGCTTGGATCCACTCCTCCGTGGCCTCGTAGCGGAACCGACGGTGACCATCGAGGCGCTCGACGTAGCCGTGGATTTCGGCGTGCTGGATCGTGTCCATACGCCACTGCTCGCCGCCCCAGAAGCGGTTCCGATAGAACTCGGTCGCCTCCCCGGTACGCTGCAGACCCCAACCCATGCGCTGCCCGACGGTGGTCAGGAAGCCCGAGTACCAGTAGTTGAAGTTGGCCCCCTTGCCGATCTCGGTCCGCCAGTACTTGGCGGCCTTGGCACCGGTCATCGCCTCGCCCTTCAGGTTGGTGAAGAGGCGGTCGCGTTCGAAGGCCTTGCACCCGTACTCCTTCTGGAAGTCGTCCGGGCTCTGGTAGTTCTTCAGGGTCTTGAAGATCTCCTCGCTCATCCACGGGATTTCGGCCCGGAAGATGTCGGCCGCCGCGCCGAGGTGCATGTCTTGGTGCGGCAGCTGGCCGAAGGCCTTGGCGAACTCCTCGTCGCCCGACAGCTCGCCGATGATGACCAGCTCGAAGGCCGACCAGTCGAGCGAGACGAGGACGTGGTCGTCGTAGTCCGGCAGGAAGAAGCCGCGGACGTAGGTGCTCTCACCGCGCTTGGCCAGCTGCATCAGGTTCGGCGTCGAGCCGGCGAGGCGCAGCGTGTTCAGCAGGCAGTTGACGGTCGGATACATCCGGTCCGTCTCGGGGTCGGTGAGGAAGGTGTAGGGGGTCAGGTACAGCTTCATGCGCTGCTCGACGCCGGCCATGGCCGTCATCACCTCGATCACCTTCAGCTTGGCCTCGGCGTTGTCGACTTGGTTCTGCTTCAGCCAGTCCTGCACCTTGCCGCGCGCTTCGCCATCCGACTGGATCTTGCCCTTGTCGAACATCATCTTGGCGCGGATCAGGTCGTAGAGCAGGACCCGCACCGGCATGTAGTGGGTGATCGACAGCATCTTGGCCTTGGCCGAAGCCTTGAGCTCGACGCCCTCACGGTCCATCATCCATGCGTTGCCGACGGGCGACGAGATCTGGATGCACTGCTCGTAGTCGTCGGCGCTGTCGGGGCTGTTGGCCCAATCCTCCCACTGCCTGCGGTACTTGTGGTAGCCGCAGGCTGCGTCGGGCTTGTCCGGGTTGAAGTACCAGTCCTGCCGCTTGGCCAGTTCGCGCTCGGGGCCGTCCTCGAAGGGCAGCAGGGCGCGGATGGCCGGCTTCAGTTCACGCAGCAGCTTCGCGAACTCGACGCGCTCCAGCGCCCGGCGTTCATCGATGGCGGGCTTGTTGACCCGCATCCCGTCGAGCCAGATGTCCGAGTAGACATGGATCATCGGGTTCTCTTGCTCGAAGAACGTCCCCAGCGCGTTGGGGCTGTTCAGAGCCAGCTCTTGCATCAGACGATGGAAGAGAGGGACGACCCAGTAGGCGTCGTCCGCGCCGTACTCGACGACCTCATCGCCGGTCAGCATGCCCATGTGGGCGTTGCCATTCATGACCTCGTCGAAGGTGGTCATCTCGACGCCGAAGAACTTCTTGACGAGGTTCTTCAGGCCGTGGCCGTAGGCCATGTCATAGACATAGCCGTTGTAGGAGCCGTCGCTGTCTGCGGTCTTCGAGGTGATCTTGCCGATGATCTCGTCGACCTTGCGGCTGAAGCGCCGGGTCTCCTCACCATCCTCGTCGGGGATCAGGTCCGAAGGCTGCGTCTCCATCGCGGCCATGAGCAGCGGCTGCAGGTGCATCTTGATCGGGCCGAGGTCGCGAGCCCAGAACTCCCGCTTGTCGTAGTTGTCGTCGCCGAAGGCCGACACCGACATCTGCATAGTGCAGGTGATGTTCTCCAGCGCGTAGCTGTGGCAGGCCATGAAGGCGGTCAGCTCGTAGGGTGCGTTGTGCGCGACCCACAGGACGCTGCCCGGCTTGGCGTCGAGGAAGGGCTTCACTTCCTCCCACGCCAGCCGGTTCTCGACGTCGGCGTGGGCCAGATTGATGTAGTAGGCGACGTCGTGGCCCTCGGGGTAGAGCGAGAAGCCGGTCATCACCGTGCGGCGCATGTCGAAGACGAGGCGCTTGTTCTTGGCCTTGTGGCGCGTCTCCTCGTTGACCTTCATGAAGGCGTTGAGGCCGTCGTGCCGGGCGTCGTCTTGCGTCTCGCAGTCGATGCCGACGAGGCCCTTGGCCGCGGCCATCACCGCGAGGATTTTCGGACCCTCCTCCGCGATGCTGCGGCGGTCCACGAGGACTGTGCGGATCACTTCTGCTGCTCCCTGATCGCCTGCTCGATGCGGGCCAGCTTGCGGTCGTCTTCCTTCATCCGCTTGCGGGCCTTGTTGCGCTCGATCTCGATGCGCAGCTTGGACATGCCCGGCTCGATGGGCATGGTCACGCCACGGATGGTCTCGTAGCGGACTTCGGCAGGCTGGCCGAAGTGGGCGTCGCCGACTACAAACATCCGGTCATCCG